ATCAAGTGCGTACATTAAGCTAACGCTTACACCTACGCCTACACCTGCCCCTACACCTGCCCCAATAATTGTTTTGGTTATTTTACCCATAATCAATGCTCCAAAATATGTTTCTCAAGTATTTATATAAATACTTGAGATGGCACATAAAGGTAAGTATAAAGTTACGAATCGTGAGAAATACGTTGGTGATGTGGATAACGTAGTATATCGCTCATCTTGGGAAAGACGATTTATGGTGTATGCTGATTCTAATCCCAATGTAGTTGAGTGGAATAGTGAAGAATTAGTAATTCCTTATGTGAGTCCTGTTGATGGTCGTGTACATAGATATTTCACTGACTTCTGGATTAAAGTGAAAGACACGGAAGGAAATGTGAAGAATATTGTGATTGAGGTTAAACCTAAAACACAAACAGCGCCACCGAAGATGGGAAAGACCGCAAAGAGTAAGTATAGATATTTGAAAGAATTAAAGACTTGGAAAGTAAATGAAGCAAAATGGGAAGCCGCTCAAGAATTCTGTGACGATAGAATGTGGCAATTCAAGATACTAACTGAGGATCATTTGGTAAGATAACGATGACAAAGGTAGCGATAGAACGAGGTACAGAAGCAAAGGCGAGTGATGGTAATCGCTATCGTTGGCTTGGTGCTCAATGGGGAATGATTGCCAAATCAGGCAAGACTTCTCGTATGGCGAAACGTGTTATTGGTCAAGAATTGACTCAGAAAGCACTGTCATCAAGGACTCTTTCAAAAAGAACAAAGGCTAAGAAGTCTGCCGCCTGGTTCAAGAAGAAAGTTGGCGAGTCTGCAAAAGGATTTAGAATTAAGACAAAACTAATGCCAGGAAAGATGTATACATTTGGATATGATGCCAAGCATAAGAAAACACTTCCTTACTGGGATAGATTTCCATTAATTATTGTTATAGATGTATATAAAGATGGATTCTTAGGATTAAATTTTCATTATCTGTCACCTATTGAACGTGAAAAGTTCTTGACAAAAGTAATGAAGTATGCTACACAAAAAGGGGATCCTGAAACATTCACTAGAAAAGCGAGATTCAATATCACTTGGAATGCAATACGAAATATACGGGGAGCAGACAAGATGATACATAAATATTTATATCCTCACGTAAGAACTACATTACTGGAGGCTCCACCTAGCGAGTGGGAAAATGTAATTTATCTGCCTTATCAAAAATTCGTTGGAGAATCTGCTAAAGCAGTTTGGAGAAAGTAAAATGAATGTAAGTCAATTCGGTGCTATTATTAGAAAAGGAGATTTAGCAAGAACTAATCTATTTAGAGCGGTCGTAACGAAGCCACCAAAACTTGTTGATTATAAGTGGTATAATGGTGGAAATACAGTTTTAGAACCAGAATTGTCTTTTATGATCAAAAATATACAGATTCCACAGAAAGCATTAGGAACAATTGATGTTAAACGCTATGGAGCAATATTCAAAGTAGCTAATGATGTTATCAGTGATCAGGTAACTTGTACCATTATGTGTAGTCAAGATTATAGTGAACATAAATTTTTTGAAGGGTGGATGTCTGCAATATACAATAAGCACGGTACTGTAGGGTGGGATCAATGGGGAAGAGGAAATGGTACAAGTACAACTAATCACTATTCAATGATGTATTATGATGATTATATTTCTTCAATATACATAAACACTCTTGATAGGCAAGGCGCAGAAACTTCAAAAATTACTTTAAAAGAAGCATATCCAACAAATATTGGTGCGATAGATATGCAATGGGGTGACGGGGATATCGCTCAATTTACTGTCACATTTACATTTAGAGATTGGGAACATCAACAACCAGAACCACAGGAATTCTGGGCGGCCAAGGGGGTTCAAGGTGGAGGCAGCGACGGTAAAGTTACTGACACAATGGATCCTTGGAACGATGGTGACCACAAACCAAATAGATTTAATCATTAACAATATAGGATGAAAATATTATGTTACCAAAAATTGAAACACCTGTTTATAAAATTGAAGTTCCATCAACTAAAGAGATTGTAGAATATAGACCATTTTTAGTTAAAGAGGAGAAGATACTTTTAACAGCAATGGAAGGAGCGAAAGATAAAGAGGAAAATGAATTTGAGGGAATTGTACGGGATACTATTATCAAGATTATTGGTAACTGTACAGAAGGAAAAGTGGATGGAAATAAGTTACCAACATTTGATGTTGACTATCTATTTTTGAATATTAGAACAAAGAGCCGAGGGGAAGTTTTAAAACCTTCATTCAACTGTCAAAATGTTGTTGACGGAGAAACGTGTGGTGAATCAAATGAGGTTATAATTAATTTGAATGATGTTAAAATTAAGTTTCCAAAGGAAGATAAATCAAAGATTATGATTAATGATTCTGTTGGAATTCAGATGAAATACATCAGCACCGAAGAATTAAAATATCACGACAAAGAGAATGATGATGTTGAAAAAATGTTTAAGATTATAGTTGATTCAATTGATTATATTTTCGATAATGACCAAATATATAAATCATCAGAAACGCCAAAAGCAGAAATGATGAAGTTTGTTGAGACATTAACAGAAGAAGTATTTGATAAAATTAAAGAGTTCTTTGCTTCTGTACCAAGATTAGAACACACCTTTGAATATAAGTGTTCTAAATGTGGATATAAGGAAGATGTTACTTTAGCAGGATTAGATGCTTTTTTCGGCTTAGCATAAGTTATGATAATCTTGTAAATCATTACAAGACTAATTTTCAACTTATGCAACATCATAATTATAGTTTGTCCGACCTTGAAAATATGATTCCTTATGAAAGAGAAATATATGTTGATTTATTGAGGCAACACCTCGAAGAAGAACGAGATAGACAGCAATCTATGAAATAGGATAAAACTATGCAGACACCTGAGACAATAGCGAAATTAACAGCGGCAACAGCTGGAGCCTCTACTGGTCTAGAGGCTTTGATAAAAACCTTTAGTGTAACTGAACGGGCAAAAAAACAAAAAGAAAAACAAGAGTCCAAGAAAGAAAAGGACGAAGCAAGAAAATATCTTAAAGAAAATAAAGATATGTTGAGAAAACTTGTTAATACGGTCTCTGTATCTACTCAAGAAGAAAAAAGGGACAAAGAAACACATAAAAACACGGCTTCTGTTGCTGATACTTCGGAAAAGATGTTGACACAACAGGAACAACAACACGAAGATGCTCAAAAAGCCAGAATATTAAGTAATAAACAAGACGCTAAAAACGCATTAGCGAATATTGCTAGTTTAGGCTCCTTAATAGGATCGAACGTGGAACAAATGCGATCTCTGACAGCGGGAAATCAGATGATGCAGGGGATGCTTCATATGTCATCCCAAAACTATGTTGCGATTAACGCTGTATCTACTGAAATTGTTAGGCTCCATTCGTTTTTGAAGGGCGATTCTATTGCACAACAGAAAGAAAGAATTTCACGATTAGGAAGAGAAAGAAACTTTGGTCTACAAAGAGAAGCCGCAATTCAAGCTGATTTTGATGCTAGAATATCACTAGCAGAAAAGAACAATAAGAAGTTTGCTGATGAAAAGATCACTTCACAACACCAATTTCAAACAGAAATGTATAAAAACATTCTGAATGGAGGAAAGAATAGTGAGTTAGGGAAAACATTCAGTCAAATAGAAACGGAATTAAGAAATGTAGGACGTATCACAAAGAATAATCTTGGGCAAGATGGATATGCAGTACTTGATCCTAATGAGTCCTCTCCAACATCTCAATTTCTTGATTATAATAATTCTGGTGGATTGTTTGGCCAATGTTGTGAAATATTAGAAGATTTATATGACCTTGAAAAGAAGGGAGATGAAAGAGATAGGAGGCGCTGGAGATTAGAGCAAGAGGCTAGAAGAGATGCTATGAGCGGAAAACGAACTGATCCGTCAGCGGCACTCCAAAAATTAGCAAAAGATAGAAGTAAAAATGGAATGTTTGACCTCTTTCCTCCTGATTTTCTTAAAGATTTACCTATTCTTGAAGGTGCATTAGGATGGGGCGCATATAAAGCGGGCAAAACATATTGGAAAAAACATCAGAACACAAAATCAACTGCTTCTCCAAAACCAACTTCTCCAAAACCAACTGCTTCTCCTTGGCAAGAGGGACTTACACCCAAAGGCGGTATTAAAGGAACTGGCCCATATAATTCTCAACTTAGAGTTCCTAAGGGGGCATCACCATTCACATATACTAACTCTGCTGGAATAACAAAGACCTTTAAGCCTGGTCAGCTTCTTCCAATGGAAATAAATGAAGGCAAATTAATGGAGTTGATTAAGAATGGCCGTACGTCAGGTGGGCCTGCATTATCACGTTCACATTTAAACGCATTAGAAAGAGGACAAATTCCTAAGGATCTAGCCAAAAAGTTGAAGTTGAATTTAACACCTAAAGAGATTCAGCAGTTGGGAGAAGGAAAAGTTCCTAAACGATTTAAAACAGTGGGTCCAGGCGGATTTAAGGCTGGAGCATACAAAACACTTGATGTTGCTAATAAGGCGGCCAAAGTGTTGATGGTTGCTGATTATATGGCTTCAATCAGACAAGGTCAAGGATACGGTGAGGCTGCCCTTAATACACTTCACGATGGTTTAAAAGGACTTCTATGGTTAGGTGATGCTATTACACCTGATACTCCAGGCACAAGTGATTTTGAAGTTGCGCTTGATGAGTATATGGACAGCCAATCAGATATATTTGATAACAGTAATCAATGGGAAACAGGAATAATTGCTACGGGGCTTGGTGCTGGCCCCAAGAAGAGGGAATATAAAACTGATCTTCTCAATATAGCTGGTCCAAAATATGGAAGACAATTACACGATGAAGCAGAAAACACATATGGCGCTGTAGATGTTGGTTGGGGTGTTGGTGATATTGAAGATTTACAAGCACTTTCAAAATTATCTCCAGAACATTTAGATGCACTGTTACAACATCAGGCTTGGGACAAAGGTGACAGAGAAACAATCACCAATCTTCTTGATGCTAAAATGAATGGTGTGGGAATTAAGTATGAATCTGGATTTATGGGATTCGGTGAGTCTATAAAATATCAAACCAATAAAGGCGAATGGTTAACATCAGAAGAATTTGATGCATTAACTCCTGATATTAAATTACAAGATGATTTTGCGAAAGCTGGTTTAGAAAGAGGTTCTATCTTCACACACGATATTCATCTTGAGAAAACATTAGGCAAAATATTCACATTTATGACTGGTTCTGGTAGTGCAGAGGCGGGAGTAACTGATAAATTCTTGTTGAAGATGTTAAAGAAACTTAGTGATGATGTTGCTGGTGCAACTGGTAAAAGTTCTAAAGCGCAAAAAGAATATTCTGATTATAGAAGGTTATTGGGCGAAGATAGAAAAAATGTTAGATGGTATGAGAGAAAGAGTGAATTTGAACGTGAACAGTATTTTAGAGATAATCCTGGAACAAGAGAGTCAATGCAATCCTCACTTGATAGAGTTAAGGAGGGCGGTGGACTAAAAGCTGATATCGATGCTCATCCTGAACTTATAAAACTTCAAAATAAGGCAACTGATTTAGGTAAAAAAGCGTTAGAAGCCGCGCAGAAAAAACATCAATTCATAACTCAAAATAAGAAAGGAATGAATGCGGCCGCTGTTGCACCTGCTATGAGTGATTATGGTGGCATTGAATCATCTTCTTGGGATGATCCAATCTGGTCTGGTATAAGCGCATTCTTTAGAAAGCATATTTGGCCTG